ATCCACCGCTTGCTTGAACCCCTTGACCAATAGCTGAGGTAATTGCGCCAGTAGCACCGCCAATCGCAGCACTTTGCCCTGATCGCTCTAAATTTTGACCAGATAATTGCGCTCTAGTAAATCCAGATGTTGCTCCACTTGCTGCACCTCCCGCAATAGCTCCAGGAGCATTAGCTCCCAAAGTAGGACCAACATCACTAGCTATAGCAACAGGACCTCCAGTAGCGCCTGTAACACCTTTTCCGACAGCGCCACCCACAACAGATCCAGCAGCACTAGAAGCAGCGCCAATAGCACCCGCTTTTAATATGCCATCAACATCTTTTCCTTGAACAGCAGCGTTTACTGCGCTTGTAGAACCTCCAATAGCAGCAGCGCCAACCGCAGCCGTAGTTGTAGCACTAGCTCCTACAACGCCCATTTCTGCCATTATTGCAGCTCCTACTTGTGGACCAGCGTAAACAGAAGCTACCACAGCTACAACGGTAATTAGAACGGGAACAACACTTCCTCCTCCTTTTCCACCACCACCACCACCACCACCACCTCCACCGCCACCTCCCATTGGGTTTCCGTAAGGTAACATTTTTTGTTTATATCTTAATAAGCTCATAATTTCATCTCCACCATTACAGATTTTCGGAATACATTAATTCTTTTGTATAGTCTTTCAATAGAATCGGTAACATACCCTTGAAGCCTATCAGCACCGTAACCCCTTAATAAATCAACAAATTTTTCAAAACATTCTTTATTGATTAACATTCTTCCACCAAGGCAAGTAACAAAAGCTACATAAGATTTTGGATAAGACAAAAAAGAAACTACAGCAGCTCCGTTAACTGTGTTGTCATCATTGACAGAAACAAATAATTTCCATTTTTGATCTAAAACATATTGCTTTATATCTTCCAATGAATATTCAGCGTCATGTTTGTTTAAAGCACGCTTAAAGTAAGGTTCTACCCTTACCCAAATTGGTTCAACAGCTTCAACAGGTACGCAATAAACATCCATTACAAACCTTCCGCAATTAATTCTTCAGTCATTTTTCCAAGGGTAATCCCATAGCCTAATAGCTTATAGTTTGTTCCCTGACCAATTTCTTCTTGTGTCATAAGACCATTTTTAACAGCCATATCTACAGCCATTTGATAAGCGATTGGATCACGCAATCCTTGATTACATAACTCACCTATTTGCACTAGAGTTTGTGGGTTGATTTGATATTCTTTGATGTATTGGCGTAATTGTTGTTTTGCTTTTTCTATATCAGGTGATTGTTTTGGCTTACCTTTATTGGCAACCAAATCCATTACATCTTGGTTAATCGGCTGAGTTTGCAGATTTTCCATTTTTTTTGGAGGAGGGGAAACAGGATTGGTAGCCATTTAATTTATTCCTAGGGCAGCAGCTATTTGTTGGTGAATGTACAAATGAGAAGCAATCCAATCATAAAAATCTTCCTCATTATTAAAGTCAACATCAAGCATATTGAACGGATTATTCAATCCTAGCAAGCCAGCAAAGGCTTGATGTTCGACCTGATGAGCCAATAACCAGTCATCTAAATTGTCTGTATTAGCATCCGTTATGGGGTAAATAGGCACAGAAATACCCTGATCCATAAAAGTTTCTTGAAAAACCTTGTGCTGAGTGCCATTACAGAACAAAAACTCTCCTAGAGAATCAACATCTCCGTATTTAACAATAGATAGAGTTTCAAAGTCCATGTCAGTTCAGCTTAAACGCAATCGCTACTAAAGAAGCCACAATAAATCCAGCAGAAGTAATCAAAATAGTTTCAATCCTCTTTAATCTGGCGCAAATACTGTCATACCGTATCTCACACACCGCTTCATGAGTATTTAACCGAGCTTCGGTGTTATCAATCATAAGTTCCATTGTTTGTGCATTAGACGGCATAATATGGCACTTTTACAAGAGTTCCGTTTAGGTTGGTAACAATGTATCCAGCAGGCACTAAAGGCAAGCTGGATGTAGCAAAAGTCGCATTAGCTGTCACATTGGCTGTGTGGTTAACAATCGTCACATTCATTGCTCCGCTAGGAATAGTGACATTGGTTAAGGTTAAATTGCCTACGGTTGTGGCTGTATTGCCAAGACCAATCGTGGTATTACCAAGAGTGATGTTGCCACCCGTAATCGCTGTATTAGCTACGCTGATGGCTACATTGGCTGCTGTGGTTACTCTGCCTTTAGCATCAACGGTAACTTGCGCTACGGTGCTTGCATTGCCATAAATACCAGCAGCAACACCGCTTGTGTTTAAAGTAGGGTTAGGGTAAGTGCCAGTAAGATCGCCACCCGCAGCACCACCAGGAGAAGTACCACTAATTACCACATTGGCAGCCGTTGTAATTTGACCTTGGCTGTTAACCGTAATTTGAGATACGGTTGTAGCGTTTCCATAAATTCCAGCCGTTACCGCAGTATTAGCAAGCGAAACAGTACCCGTAGTCGTAATAGGACTAGGGCTGACATTGATGCCAGTACCCGCAGCAATCGAGGTTACTGTACCGCTACCTCCACCGCCAGAACTTCCTGATACGACCTTGAGAACCATTTTTAAACTCCATCGCCAGGGGTAATATAAATTGTTGCGTTAGCCGTACTTGTACCTGTGAAATACGCATTGGGTACAAAAGTCAGAATTTCGTCTGTTCCGCCTAATAATGGGAAAGCAGCGCCAGAACTGGTCACATTGGCTGAGTTTGTAGTGGCATTAGCAGCATCTACTCCGTAACCTAAAAAAACAACGGTAGTACCAGCATTGATAATGCGATATTGATTACCGCCAATAGTGCTATTGGTTACTTGAACAGGAGTTGGCGCAGTTACACCAGCAATAAAAGCAACGGTGTTTCCTGTTTTAGTAAATGCGTTAATTCCCATTTGTTACCTCTACCCAAGAGGTAGCAGCTTCATCCCAAGAGTAAATTTTACCGTCTGTTGGATAAGGTACTGGTGATTCCCACAAATAAGTGTTTTGATTTAGTGTCCAGCTTGGATAGGGTTGTGGAGCAGCAAAACCTGTGCCATCCCATGTATAACCAATGCCAGCATAATTTTTGTTTAATGCTACACCGCCATCAGGCTGACCATCTTGACCATAGTGAACATTACCTCTTGTATTGTAAGAAGTTTGAATCCAGCCATGACCGACCACACCGCTATCAATAAAGTCTTGTTCAGCAACAATGACTTGTGTAACGATTCCGTTTTCTACTTTTGCAAAATGTGACATATTTACTCCTTAAGCCGTATAAGTTCCAGATGAATTGTAAGTAAGAATAGTGTTAGATCCTGATGTGGTTACTGTTGGTGATCCTGTAGTTGTTCCAGAGTAATTTGCGGTTGGGATAGAAAGAATAACTATTCCTGAACCACCGTTTCCACCGTTTCCGCTACTACCACCTCCACCTCCACCGCCACCTAAATTAGTAGTTCCAGCAGTTCCAGCAACGCCAGGATTTCCACCTGCTCCACCACCACCTGAACCACCAGAAGCACCAGTTCCTCCTGTGTAGCATCCACCACCGCCACCACCAGCGTAAGTTGTTGACGAACCGCTTATGCTTGATGCTACACCAGCACCACCTATGCCTCCTGTGGATGCTTGAGAATTTTGACCAACTGCACTTGCGCCACCACCACCAGCACCTGGATAAGGCGCACCTGTTGAACCGTTACCTCCAGCATATCCTTGATTTGCAGTTCCAGCGCCACCAGCAGCACTATCATTTCGACCACCGCCACCTGAACCACCTGCATTTCCCCCGCTTCCAGCACCATCTCCACCGCCACCGCCAGTTGATGTAACAGTAGAAAAAACAGAATTTGAACCATTAGAACCATTGGCAGTTCCAGTAGCACCATTACCGCCACCACCGACAGTAATTGTGTAAGAAGTGCCTTTTGTTAATAACAATGCAGATTCTAGAGATCCACCACCACCAGTTGCCGTAACTGTGCTTCTTAAACCTCCAGCACCGCCACCGCCATTGCCTACTGTTGATCTTCCACCACCGCCACCACCAGCTACTACTAAATAATTAGCTAAATAGCTACCAATTAAAGATCCGCTAGATGTAAATGTATGAATTGTGTTGCCACCAGAAGATGTAACAGTACCGCCAGTAAATGCTTGTGATCCAGCGTAAGAGATGATTACAACACCTGAGCCACCGTTGCCACCGTTGGAAACTCCTGCGCCTGATGGATTACCGCCACCACCACCGCCACCGCCTAAGTTCGCTGTACCAGCAGAACCATCACCAGTTTTTGAACCGTTACCACCACCACCCAAACCTCCAGTTCCACCAGAAGTACCATTAAAGTCAGCGCCACCACCGCCACCACCAGCGTAATATGTTGATGTGCCACTTATTGATGAAGCTGTGCCATCACCACCGTTGCCACCAACAGATGTTGTTCCCGCAGCGCCTACTGTGGATGCACCGCCACCACCGCCACATCCGTATGCTGGGGAAGCACTAGCGCCAGCATGAAGTCCACCATTATTTCCTTGACTTGGGCTTGTAGAAGGGGTGTTGCCTTGTCCAGCAGATGTTGTATCTGAATATCCATTACCCCCTCCTGAGCCGCCATTACCACCAGCGGAAGTTGGTGCGCCATACGAGCCACCATTACCACCACCAGTTGATGTAATAGATAAAAATACAGAATTAGAACCACTAGTAGCCGCTACTACACCCGAAGCTAATGCACCATTACCACCAGCACCTACTGTTACTAGGTATGTTGAGTTTGTGTCAATGGTTATGCCAGAACCAGTTCTAAATCCACCAGCACCGCCACCGCCACCATCACCAACACTAGATGAAGTTAAACCGCCACCACCTCCGCCACCACCAGCTACAATTAAATAGCTTGCTGTCAATTTAGACAATGGGCTTAATGTGCCAGACGAAGTGAAAGTGTGAATAAAGTTACCGCCTGATTGGGTAACTGTGCCACCACCAAATAATTGAGTTGCGGATGTGTAGGAAATAATCACTACGCCTGAGCCACCAGACATTCCAGCGCCAGACCTAACACCTCCACCACCGCCACCTGTGTTAGCCGTTCCGCTTGTTGGTGCAACGCTTGTGCCTCCACCTTTACCGCCACCTCCATCACCGCCTGGATAACCATCAGCAGCAGAAAATGCAGAGCCACCACCACCGCCAGCATAAGTAACGCTTGAGCCCGTTATGCTTGATGCTGTTCCATCGCCGCCATATCCTTGTCCGTCTGTATTTCCAGCCTCAGACGCACCACCACCGCCGCCGCCATTATTAGCATCACCATTACCGCCTGCAAATCCTTGGCTTGCTGTACCAGCACTACCAGAACCACTTGTAGCGCCTCCTCCACCTCCGCTACCGCCAACAGCACTTGGTAAAGTTCCAGCGTTGGTACCACCTTTACCGCCACCAATTGAAGTAATTGAATTGAATACAGAGTTACTACCATTAACATCTGAAGAGCCACCAGCTCCTACAGTAACTGTATAGGATAAAGTTAAATTTAATAAACTTGTTCCAGTTAAATATCCGCCAGCTCCTCCACCACCTCCAAGGTCACCAACATCTCCACCGCCACCTCCGCCAGCAACAACAAGATAACTTGCAGAAACGGCTGCTGCGCCTGTAGTCCAACCAAAGGCTGCTAGGGCTGCTGCACCAATTTTAGATAAGCGTGGCATTAACTAAATCCTACTTAAACTGTGTTTGAGAAGCTAGGGCAACATAGGCATTAGCGCCTGTTTTAATAATCACATAAGTGTACGAATCAAGACTAGAAGCATTACCGCTAGTAGGAGCAGTACCGCCTTGCCATTTAGGAGTTACTGAGTTTCCATCAACGGTCAAAGCAGAGTTATAGTAAGCAGTAGCGCCTTGCGTAGTTACTAAAGTGCATGAAACAGCAGTATTGGTTGCAAAAGCGTTGTTAAAAGTGACGCTTGATGTTCCTCTAAAATTAACAGTAAAGTTACCAGCAGCATTGCTAGTAAAATATTGAACAGCGTTATTGAGGACATCAAAGTTGATTGTTGCGTTAGCAGCCGTAGCTGTTACATTAGATGGTTCTTGAATTGTCGTAATAGTGACATTGCTCATACTGGCATTAGCAGCATTTTGAATAGTTGGATTTGCAAGGGTGACATTACCAAATGAAGTAACGGTGTTGCCTAATCCAACGGTGGTGTTACCGATAGTTGCGCCAGTATTAAAATTGGCATCAAGTTGCGATAACGGTATCGAAGTTGTTGCAGTTGCAAAAGAATATGGAACAGCCATTTTAGAACCTCACTCTCAATTCATGTTCAAATTCAAAACCGTTATAGTTATACGCAGGACTACTAGATGTTACTGTAATTCCTAGGTATTTTCCATACTGTGCTGCATCAGTTTTGTACAAGTTATATCCGCTACCAATCCACCCGATTACTGCCAGGGAATTGTTAGTCCAAGTTACTGTTGATAAATTGTTATTTGTCCAAGCAATCAGGCTTTGCAGCGTATAAGCTGGACTAGAACCAATTTCACTATCTATTGTGGCGCTCAAGATAACAGCACTATTTGAGCTTGTTGCTTCAATACCAATCTTTAAAGCCTGTTTAGTGCGTATTGGATCACCCATTGGCATCAGCGCAGTTTGTACCCGACTGGTCACAGCGCTTAAAGAATCGTCATACAGCTTAAATAATTGATTAGAAGCTGTGCCATAAAGCGATATTTTCCCACTTACAGGCACAGAAGTGATGTAAGCTAGGCTATCACCTTGACTGGTGATGAACCACTTTTTTTCAAAAAATACTGCTTGGACATAGCGATAGCTCTGGGTAAAGATGGCATCGTAGTATCTAAAATTAAACGCAGCGCATAAAATGTTGTTAATTAAAACCTGACCACCATAAACAGGGCTTGCAAAGTCAATATTAGGAAACAAGCCATCTAAAGAATCTGATAATTTGGATGTGGTAGAACCGACCAAAGCATACACCCCGTAGTCGTTCATAAACAACACCGACCTAAAATACGGAAAAATAGCATTAGCTCTTTTAGAACCAACGGAAGCGCTCACATTGGTATTGGTAAATAGGGTAGTACCGCTAGTAGTAACCCTAACATCTGAAAACACATTAATTGAATCATCGCCAAAAATGTACAAAAAGTTGTTAGCAGAAAGCAAATATTGGATGTTTCCATGCAGCGTGCTGTCTGTCAGAGTAACCGCTCCCGCAGAAACGCTTGTAAAGTCCGTATAAGAGCCCGCAGCGCTGTAATAAACTGTTCTACCTTGGGCTACCCACACCCTGCCAGAAAAAGTTGCTACGCCCACATTTTGCTCTGTTTGAACTGTACCTTGTAAAGCAGCGTTAGTTGTTGCACCGCCACCAGATATGGTGACAATTAAATTGGCTGTATTGGTATAACCCGTACCCGCATTGGTCATAATGACCGAAGTAACCACATTGCCTGTCACAATCGCTTGGGCAGCAGCGTTTGTACCACCGCCACCTGAGAAAGTAATGATGGTATTAGCTGCGTTGGTATATCCCGCACCCCCGTCAATCACCGCTACCGATACTGTGCCTGTAGCAAAAGTGACCAAACTGGCTACCGCACTAGCGCCTGATCCTCCGCCACCTACAAAGGTAACCGTAGTATTGGCAGCATTGACATAGCCAGAACCCGCATTGGACACGCTTACAGAAGCTACGGTATTTGCACCGCCAACAGTTAAAGTAGAAACTGCATTAGCATTAGTACCGCCTGCTTGAGAAGGCGCTGAAATAATAACTGTGGGAGCTGAAGTATAACCAGAACCCCGATTAACAATACCTATTGATCCGACTGATCCGATAGTGACAACATTATTACCATCCCAATTAAACAATCCCTTATTCGGATCAAGGATCAGCGCTCTGTCGTTATACCATTGGGTAGTTTGTAATCCTGAATTAGAAAATGTGCCAGCTACCGCCACATTACCTCTTGTATTGCCTATAACATCGTAATACTGGGCTGATCCATCTGATAAAAAAGCTAGTACATAGTCTTTAACCCCAATATTAACTGAACTGAGGTAGGTAACCGTATTGCTAAAAGTTACGGCTACATTAGCAATATTGATATTGGAGTAGGTTGGAGTAATTTTAAGATTAGCGTAACCTATTGGTTGTGCATTTTCAATCCAAGAAAACTCAGTTTCATCAATGGCTGTACGGTTAGCCTTGGTATTAAGCCCTTTGAACTGCTTAATTACCTGGTAGGACTTTTTCTGTTCAGCAGCAGCCATTAGATCATCCCGCTATAAGAACTTGGAATCCTTCTAGTAAATGTCGTATTTAAGACTGAAGTAGCTTGTTTGAGGTACTCTTGTTTAAAGATTTCTGATTCGCCAAAACTTTGCTCATAAAATTTAGCTAGATAAGCTGCATAAAATTTTACACAAGTGCTATACGGATCGTTAATGCTATCGGTAACTGTTGGAGCTGATAACAAAAGGGCATTAGGAAGCACTACGCAATCAATTTCAACTTGATAAATTTGGTCTGGTACAGGTCCAATATAAATTTGTCCTTGACCGTACACGCTAAACGCAAGCGGTCTGCCAATGTAGTTTTGCCAAAAACGCAACCTCACATTAAAGTCTGTCCAGGCTAAATAATCGAGTGGCACACGAGTATTTCCCCAATACAGGTTTATGTTCACAATATCTAGCACCGAGTTGCCAGAACTAGGCGCTAATGGTGAAGTTCCCATTAAATTAGTCAATGCACCATAAAGGATATTTTCGCAATTACCGACATACTGCAAAGTGGCTGTACCATCAGCAAACGCAGTTGAGGGCGGGTAGTTTGTGTAATTATTTGTTCCACCATCAGGATATGGGGGTGCAGTAGAACTTGAAGTTCCACCTGTAATGTATTGATAAATAAAAATATTTGAAAATACAAAAGTATTTGCTGTAACAACAGTATCAGCTACCCATTGAGTTGGATAAGCTGGCGTTGCACTATTGATAGTATTAACTACTTGACAAGGAACTTGAGCAACAATAACTTCCCGTAATGCTCCAGTATCACGAACTACTCGCTCACGAGCAGAATTGATGTATGTCGTTAACTGTGTATCTGTATAGAAGTTAGCGTTAGCATCGTGGAGCAAATATCGGACATCTGTAAGATAAGATGACAGGGTTGCCATTTAAGCTCCATAGATCATGCTACCGCCTGGAGGATCTTTCCCCCAGCCCGCTTTGAAACGGGTAGGGGTACTCTTTCCACCAACGGGGATAACGATTGGTTCTTTTTAGGTGGTTCGGTGGATAAATGCCACTTAGCAAGTTTTTCTAATCCTTGCTCAAGTTCGTTGGTTGTTTTTACCCACCCAAGCCTAGCCAAATATTTCATTTTGTCCTCGTCTTTGTAACCAAAAATGTGTCTTGCAAATTCTTCAGGGATCTCAACTGTTGATCCTTTTTTAAATTCATAAAAAACACCACCGAAGCCATCTTTTAGGTCTTGGTCTGAATTATTGGTTACAAAGATATTAGACATTAAAAACTCACTACATCGCCATAAACAGCGAAATTAACGGTGTTGGTATTGCCTGAAGCAGTAACAACATTAACAAATAAGGCTGAGGTAGTAGATCCAGATACAGCAGTATTAGCGCTGTACGAACCTGCTATTGCTAAGTCTTGGTAACGACCAGCAGTTGTTAAATTGCTAAGTACCACATTAGCAACAACGGCATTAGAGATATTGCCGTCACTACTTGTGGTAATAGAAATATTAGCAAGCGATACATTACCTGATGGATTGTTAGCAACAATTCTACGAATAATGACACTTCCAGAATTAGATACTGCTCCACCGTTTGTTAAGCCACCACTTAGTAAAGGCATTTCAACGCCAGTAACCGTTCCATTACCAGTCACATTTAGTAACTGTGCTACAGCGATTGCAACACGAGCATTACCAAAATTATCTAAAGTAAAAGAACGAACTGCATTTGGATTAGCCATTACTGTTCTCCTTAACTTGCAAAAGTGCTAGACACAGGAGAACCACCATTTACAGTCACTAACTGTACTGTAGCGTTGGTAGTAGCCAATAACTGAACATTCGTACCGTCAGAAATAATCATTCCGCCTGAGTTAGTGGGGTACACATTTGAAAATGTAGCCACATTAGAGGTGGAGTTATAACTTGTGACAGTTTGAATGACCACATTGGATGTACCAATAACAAGGTAAGTTCCAGCAGGTACAACATTTCCTGCTGTGGTTGCAGCTATGTTTGCAGCAGCTTGAAAGTACGCACCTGGCGTATTTTCGTATGTACCTGCTATGAGGATTTTATTTAAACCGAGTGCCATGACTATTCTCCTTAGATAGAAATTGAGTTATAGCCAGAAACTCTGGTCATTGACTTAGGCTTAACGCTCACTAATTCAGCGATCATTAAGACAGCGCCAACATAGCCGATCTGCCAGTTTGGTAGAGTTGATTCAAAACCAGTAAATACGAATGAACCTTGATCGTGAATATACAAGGATAAGTAGTTGCTGTTAATGAAATACACAGTACCTTCTGGGCAATACGGATCAGGATAGATTGGAACTCCAGCTACCATCAAAGCTCTAAACGCAGCTTGAGGACCGTTGCTGTCACTATCAAAACCATGTCCTGGGGTAATAACATACTGCTCTTGACCAACATAGTCTTGAGCTAAAAGTGTCCAAGTACCAAAACCGCAAACACCAAAAGTAGGCACTTCTGCACCGTTTTTAACAGTTCCAGAAATATACTGAAGAATGTTTTGACGAGTTGGGTTTACTGAACCTGCGTTATATACTTTTGACTTCCACCAAGTATTGGCTGTACGACTGATGTTACCGTAGGTAACCATGTTCGTACCGTCATCAATAGCACCTGGCAAGCCAATGAACTGTTGAGTGTTGGTGTAGTTGTTGTACAAAGCAGTTGCCATTGCATCCATCATCACATTGGTCGCATCATTCATACGAGCTTCAATGAGAGGGATAATTGCATAGTCTTGCTGAACTGCACCTTCCATACCAAGAAATGGTACTGGTGAGATCATCAGTTTTAAGTTGAACTCAGCGTTATACGCACCTTGTTGAACTGACGGCTGGTTAAACGAACCAGAGTAGTCAGACCATTGGGCGTTGACGAATTGAGCACCTTGAACTGGTACTGTTACTTGGGATACACCACCTGAAGCCTGTTGACTGTTAGCAATCAAAGCAGCCATGAGGGGTGTGCTGTTGTAAATCTGCACGACCAGTTTAGGGATAAACGCTCTACGAGTTACATAAGTAAGTTCGTTATATTGCGATGAACCCGATGCTGGTACTATTCCGCCACCTATCGGCATAATAATTCTCCGTTAAAAATATCCCCTAAACTGCGATTAAATGCCAATAGGTCTGGTGTTCTTACGCAGATCCATTAGCGCTTGTGCTGCTTCATTCCTTGCACCTTGAACTGGGTTTTTCCAATACTTAGAAAGGTCAAACTTACCAATGGCGCTCGGGTTGTAACCCATGCTGTTATTGCCTGCTGGAGTAGCTGCTTGTTTCATCCAATCCCAATACTGTGCTGCGGTTTCGTGATTGGTCATACCTTGCTCTAGCATCAATTTTTCAATCTCTGCAATGTCCTCGTCTGTTTGAGCTAAACCTTTAGACTTTAGTTTTGCTCTACGATTTTCAAGTTCTTGCACAGCATCTTTTTCACGCAGTTTAGCTTCTAATTGCATAACTCGTTCTTCGGCAGCGTTCACCTTTTTCTCGGTGTAGTCCTCAATGTCAAGTTCTGGAATTGGAAGATTTGGTCTGACTTTTTTGGTCAAACGCAATACTTCTTTGCGTGTAGCGGGATCTTCAGCCAAGTTTTTCATTAACAAGGCTAATTCATCCCGTTGTTCTAAACTGATATCTTCTAAGCTCATAATCTATCCCCTTACTTAGTTAAATAACTTTTTTAGTATCGCCAGGCTTAGACATATTCATCATATTCTTGTAGCCAGCTTTACCTGAAGAATCCAAGCCACCAAACTCTGAATAACGAGGAGTATTGATAACTTGACCATTTTTTTGATTGTTGTCAGTAGGTCTGCGAGGACTTGCTGAACCACGAGGTTTAAAGAGTTCCATAATGTTTCCTTACATTGCGGGGGTTGGAGGAGGCATACCGCCAGGAGCGCCACCGCCCATTGGGGGAGGAGGCATACCGCCAGGTGACATACCAGGGATTGCGGGTGCTTGTGCCATTGCTTTACCTTCAGGCGTTGCACCACCAGCTTGAGGTAATGTTTGTAACATTTGCATGATTTCTGCGGGTTGCAGCTCGTTAGTCTTAGCTTTCTTAGGACCAATTACGCTGCTCATTCCACGAATAGCTGATAGAACTCTTTGTCCTTCTGGGCTTTCGCTTCCTAGGGCTGGCAAAGATTGTTCTAACAAATCCATCGCCATTGAAATATTGATCATGGCCGCTTCACGATTACCCATCTTCGGTTCTGGGGTACTCATGGGTGAACCCATAGGAGGAGCAGAAGCATCAGACATTGCTTGTCCAGCATCAGCAGTAGGAGGCAAACCACCAGGAGTGGCTGAATCCTTCTGGCTTTGAATCATTTTCATCAGTTGATCTGAGGGTACGCCCATAATCTTTTCCTATCAAATTACTGCTAATCGTAATCTTAATCTATCAGATGTCAAGTGGGGAGGATTATTTAGTTTCCCCCTCCCTCCAGGACTTGTTTGGTCACCCAAAGCAATCCTTACGGATTACTTACGAGCTTTACGACCTTTACGCTTTGTACGCATTGTGATTTCTCCAATAAGCGTTTGCCTACTCATTTTTTAGGGAGAGCAGGACACCCCTTTTCTCTTTCGTGTGAAGGAGCGAGAAACTTATCTGCGGGTTTTACGACCACGCTTGCCTTTTCTACCGTACATATTCATCTCCAGTTAGCTATCCCCTACTCAAATTATTTGCAGCTTTTACGACCTTTGCGAGTTTTGCGAACCATGTTGACCTCCAAAATGAACTATCCCCTAACTGTACGACCATAAGTCCTAGCTTTTGGACCACGATCAAAATTCTGTGCTCCTGAAACACGATACTCTAAATTCGGTGATCGTTCACCACTTTTTAGCGAACCTGTAGTTACTCTGGGTTGATCTGCTTTAGGTTGTACATTTTGTTGTGCCATTAGCCTACCTCTGGTTCTTTCTTTCCTTTAGGAGCTGGAGCTTGCGGAGCTGGCTGGTTAGCTTGCTCCTTCTCCCGCTTCTTGAGTTTATCTTTAATTAATTGTTTCATTGGTGGTTCAACTAAGTCAAGCAATGATTCTTTGTCAATAGCTTGCGCTTTAAACAAATTAAATGCAAGAGAGCGTAAATCCTCTTGAAAAATAGGGCTGTTAGAGTGAGCATCTACTTTAACCACAAAGTCTGTAGTAAATTGCTCAATAATAAACGGCACATCATCCGAGTCTTTGTAATGGGTGTCGTTATAGGTTTGCATGAGCTTGAGATACAGCGTTGCCACCTTTTCCAAGCTATCTTCTACAATCAACGCCCTTTTTTTCGCCCTTGACGATCCAAGTCGGGCTAATTGACTGGCATGACCTTGGCTTCTAACACCTGATTCACCTCTGCCACTAAGCACATTACTGATACCAGATACTTCGGCAAACATCGCATCAATTTCATGTAACACTTCAAACAAGTCGGCTGGCATAGTAGGTGCTAGGCGCTCTACCTTAGCGTTAGGCATATCAGAAGCCAACAAACCCCCTGGGCGATTTAGTGCAAAATTCTTTTCATCCAAAATGCCTGTAAAACCAACTAAGCTGGTAGGCGGTGATACTTGCTTGGACAATAGATCGAGAATTTCGGTCATACGGGCATTGCGAAGGGATTGCAATAGCATGAGCTTTTGACATTCGGATGTTCCCCAATAGTAGTCATACTGTGGGTTAGGACAAATTTGCACAAAGGGCAATTCACCCTTTAGGAACAGGCTTGCGCCAGGTCTGTCATAAATAATGACATCGGGTGCAGCCATTGTGACGCATTGATAATCAGCAGTATCGTCATTCCATACCCACAACTCTTTCATCTCAATGGTTTCTTCAGCAACTCTGGCTTTGTAGCGGTTCATACCGTACAACTCCATGTTGACATTACCGTAAATATTTGGACTGCTCTGGCTCATTACAATGCGATTAACGGCATCAGGAATATCCGATTCTTGCTCACGATAACCAGCCGTTACTCTAGCAACAATATCTTCTCGCTTGGGATGAGAGTAAAGGCGGTTATACAGTTCACTCTTAGTGATGTAATAAGTTTGAACTATTGCTTCTTGCCTGTCTGTATAAGGTATATCTTCTCTTAACACGCCTATTGCAGAAGGCTCAATCATGTAAGGGTAGATACCGTTGTTATATACCAACTTAACAAAAGTGCTGTTGTACACCAAGGCGTAAGTTAATGCGCTAGAAAATATTTGGTCTGCGTTAGAATTAAGCCACTCATCATTTAAGGCTTGGGTTAGTACACCCGCTTTTTTATGCTCCATATTAGGTACAGAAGCACCCAGATTAATAGAAAAGCGAGTAGTTTCAGCCGAATACAAAAAGCTCGTAAGCTGATCTAGGTGAGGATTGATTTTATTAAAGTACGCTGGCGGTTCTTCAGGTCCAGCGCCAAACAAAAAGTATGACCGTTGTGTGGTGTAATCCCCACGCCTTTCTTCTCTTGATACCAAACACTTTTGGATCAGGTCTAAGTAAAAATATTCTCGCTCAGTATTATTTGACGGGATTTTCATTTTTTGATCTGTAAGTTATCAGGATCTCTCATAGTACCACCAGGCAAGGTTGTAGGTCCTGTTCTAATTCCCGCTTGCCCTGGTGACAAGCCTACTTGCTCGGCTTCTTTGCCTAATGATGGTCCAACAGGGTTGGCAAACTTTCCAGCAAGAATGGATTGCATATTCATACCGTTTTGTCCACCGCCCCAGATCGCTGCATCACCTGGTCGAGCTTCTCTTGGACCTTCTTGTGGCGGTTGTGGCGCTTGCGGTTTGATTCGATCTTTGTTGACACCTTTTTTGCGGGTGGCAAACTTTTCGGCATCTGCGTATTCTTTTTCGGTAAATTTGTTTTTACGGGTAAGAAAGTTTTCTTGGTGCTCGCCTTCTTTTGTGGTTTTGATGTCCGACATACCAAACTCGATGGCGAGTTGCTTGGTGGATTTGTCGGTAAATCTGGTTTTTGCGCTGACCAAGTTAGGAGCTTGCAAAAATACGACCATAACTTCTTCATGGCAACCTTTCATTGGGCATTTAGCCTGTTTTGATTCAAAATACCCATGTACTGCACAATGATAATCATTTATTACCGCCATTTCTATCCCCTTTCAAGCTGTTCGTCAAGTGTTTGGTCAAAATAATCATAACGATTAGCAATTCCCATTTTGATTGTGAATTGCCCGTTTACTAACTGCAATTTGCTTTCTTTTTTCAAAGCTGGGCGCGCTTCCTTGCGATATTCATAAAATTTGGTGTTATCTCGGTTTTGCATAATTGCAATTTGTCCATCTTTCCATTCTGTATACGCTTTTGACACCCTTCTTTGTACAAATTCAGATAAGGGCAAATTTTGATATAAAAAGACCTCTTTAATAATGCTTTCTGATACCCCTGCTAATTGCGCAAACATAGCAATGCTAATTTCGCGATTTTTATCTTTTAAAAAGCGGTACATTACTTTACGCAAAACGGTTTTAGGCAAAGTAGGTTTCATTGGCCGTAAACCCCTATTCTTTTAAGGTAGTCCGATACATTGCGCCCAACCGTTAACTGCTCTGGGGTAAATTCATCTTGGGTACGAGATACATTCTTTGTAATCTTTTGAGCAATCAATCTAGGCTGTACTTGTTCTGCAAAGGCAGCGCAAGCTAGGGCAGCAGCAATAACCCTGTCATCCTTGTTGCGACCTGAAGCCTCAATCGAGCCACCATCACGCACAATGGTTTTCATCTCCTCAATGGTGTCCATATCGTAAATGTCCATCATGCCACGCTCAAAAAAGTCTTTCATGTAGGTCAGCATCCGCTCTTTGGTAGCTGCCGTTGTTAGCCAGCCAATGGAGTTGGACATCCCGCCAAGGGTGTCATTCCTGCGCCAAATGTAGTTTTGCATATTGGCATACACATCCATGAGGTCTTTACCCATAGCGCTACCCATCGCAGCAGCCTGTCTGCGTAAGTTCTTTAGTTCATTAATCACCGCTTGCCCTGGACCATTAATTTCTAGGTTTAAAGTCGAGTTTTTGTATGCGCCAGCAAGGTGGGCAATAATCCATGCAAACTGGTAGGTGTTTAATTCTGAAGTAGCAAAGCAAGCAACTTGCTCTAAACCATCGGCATATACCCTAAAGACCTGAATACAAAATCGATCAGCCCAGTCAGAGCTACCATAAGCTGGATCAGCACCAATAACATAATAAGCAGTATCAACAGGTTCTTCCCATATTTTGAGAGTAGCCAGTCGTTCTGTGGATTTAATAACTTCCGTATCCTGAAAGTTAACCCCAAAGCTATAGCGGTAATAATCGCAGTTAATCTTTTTAAGCAATTTAACGGCATCGGTACACCTTGCGTTAGAGAAGAACGAAGTTCCCGTCATTACAAAAGCGTAGTCCTCGGTAGGCGGGAATTCCTGATACATCAGGCTTTCATCCTTTATACCCTCACTCATCTTCCAACGCCACCAGGCTAATTGGCGGGAATTGATCTCAAAACCATAGAGCTTTTTAATATCCCGTACCCATTCTTTTTCCTCACCCGTCATCCTGCCATCCCAGTACACCTTGTAGATTTGGGAATCTGGATCAGCCATGTATAGCTCATTGCGCCACCAGCCACAAAAAATGGCTCGCTGGGTTCTAGCCCTTTTAGCGGTGACATACATATCGTGAAACATATTAAAACCACGAGCTGTCGATTCAAAGATATACATCCGATCTGGATTGGTTTCCGCAAGGGAAGCTAGTAGGGAGGCTAGTCCTTCTTCATCTCCCCAGGAACTGGTTTCTGTTCCATGTAGGTATGTAATAGCCTTACCACGACCCAAACTTCCTTTCGCTCTAAGCCCAGCGACTTGATAAAAGAGACGGCTTCGGTTTTTGAGGGAAAGCTGATTTCGGTTGTGAGCAATGAGCGGGATGCGATACTCTTTGGGCAAACCATCCATATACATGGCAAGGGTTGATCGGAACATATCCCGATTTTCTTCCGTATCAGTTGTGAGTGTGCCTTGAAGCCCTGGATGGGTGAAGTGCCAGTAGAGATCAAGTGCGAGTGATATTGTAGTGATTCCAAGTTGCCGACCTTTCAAGATGACAAAAAAATGGACATCTTCCTCTAAACCTTTAGCAAACTCCTCCATGACATAAGTTTGCGTACCTAAAAGATGGTCCATATTGCGTAAGCCTTGCTCTTTGGTTTCAATCTTGAGCTGCTTACAAAAGTGGTAAAACTGGTTTAAATTAAATTTGCTCATTTAGCATCCAGGGCAATACTCCGTTGTGCCGTTTTAGCATTTCTGCGTTGCCCTGCTCAAAGAATTCTTTTTGAACCCCGCAGCCACCACCTAGTCTAAAGTTAAAGGTGTGCTTTAGGGTAGGCGCAAAGTTAGGAAACACTTGCTTTGCAGCAGCATAAAAATAACGATCTACCGCAATATCTTTGTTATTCAGAACTGGGGATATTTGTTTTAAACACTCGGTTTTCATACCCCACATACACCAATCCACAAAGTGATGGTTGGAATCTATCCAAACGGGGGATACTTCGCCAAGGGCTTCGCAATTATCGTTAAAAAGAAAAGCGCCTTCCTGATCACATATCTTGCGAAAAGAGTACGCCCAGTCATACCCTTCTTCGATCTTCTCCATAATGGTTTGCACATGGTTAGCCTCATACCAATCGTCATCGTTACAGAAGAAAGTCACATCCTCAGTAATAAGCTGAGGGGCTGCTGCGTACCAGCGTTGCCCAAGCCAGCCATCACCACCGATTCTGGCATCCCAATGGCAAACCTTGATATCGTAGTGAATCCTTTTAAGTTCAGTAGAAAGCGCAAAGTTATTGTCCACTAACACATAATGCGTGCAAGGATAGGTTTGCGCCTTAATACTGGCTATGCAATTACTGAGCTGCCAGGGGCGCTTGCCATTCGTAACGGTGACTACGGCTGCGGTTTTCATATTTTGGACAGTCTTTTTTGTTCAAAGTTACCCAAATCCCAATACGCCACTTTTAGGCGCGCATCGTGGTTTCTGGCTAAATGGATTAAGCCCACATAAGTCATATTGCTGTACTTTTCTTTCCACTCATTTGCCAACTTTATCTTTTGCTTTTTGGTTCGGCAAGAAATGGCTTTGAGCATTTCGCTTTTGTACAACACACGCTCTTGGTAGAGTTTTTCAATGTCTGATATCGCCATCTTCAGGATCAAGGATGTTTTTTAGACGGGTAATTTCTGCTTGAGCGGCCATCAGCAGCTTAGAGCTTTCGCCATGCACGCGCATTAACTCGTGAAAGATTTCGTCTTTACCCATGCGCCAGACGCGTTCCATGTACATTTTTTTAGCCTGGTCATCAGCTTTTTCAATATATTGTTCTATTGTTTCCATCATATTCTCAATAAGTTCTGTAGCGGGGCGCGCAGGTCACATCAATCACTACCTCGCTGGTGTAGCCATTGACCTTACGCTTGGAATAGAGCATTACAGCGCGCAAGCCATTGCCTTCGCACTCGGTTACTCCGTTGATGACTTCATTACGCGATAAAGGCTGAATTACCTTATCTACCTCTAGCCTGGTATTTAACTCGGTGGGCGCGGAAGAACATCCCGCCAATAAACTAACCAAGGCTGCAGCTGCTATTCGATTCTCCATACTCTCACCCCGTTGCCTTCCCGTCTTGCGACAAACTTCATCCCTGTTAACTTGCCAATTCGATAGTTGTTGTTGCACATCAATCTGATCCCAACCCCATCTACAAAAAACGATTCCCCGACTTCCATATTCCTATATGGGTACGAATTTCTCTTTTTGCTTAGTGGTGGTGGTATTTGTTTATCTATTGCTATACTCATATCATCACTCCTTTGTTTAACCTAATCATACACGACATGATACACACATACAACGAATATCATCTAGGCGATCAACTCATTCATCTTCAGTATTTGAGAAGGGTTTGTCAGGAAAACCCCCACTTAAAGTTCACGCACCATTGCAACCCCCAATACCACGCCCAGCTATTACCCTTGTGTGAGGATATGCCTATTAGCTTGCAGGGGTTAAGTATTCCGAGTACCGCTATTAATTCGTGGATCGGCTATAAGAACTTCTTTTACAACCATCAAAAGCGTAGAGATTGGGTGGCTTTCCATCTAGACTGGTTCGCCTACCTCTCAGATCGCTTGGAAGCGCCCAACCCCATAGCAAGCGCTGATGACTTATTGTTTGATTACCCCGCTTTAAACGCACCTACCAGGTATGAGTTTGACTATTTGCTCATTAATTCTTTGCCAGCATCTAACCAGCTTCCCACTTATACCCACCAATACTGGCAAAAGAGGGTATTAAATCTCACAAACGAGGGGATAAAAGTCGTAACAACCTACCCTACGGGGATGTGTCCATGCACTCTAGACCACCATTTCACCGTCACCGACATCGGGGTTCTTTCCAAATGTGTGCAGCACATTGAGGCGGTGGACACAGGACCACTCTGGACAACCTTCAATATCCACAATAAAAACAAAGTGTTAAGCCGAAAGATTTACGGCACAACCTCTGACACCATAGACCTTGCACCGAACACCATCTGCTTTCAAAATCTATAAAAACTGATTTTTTTTCTGGGGGGAGTCAGTTGGGGTGCACGCACATCAACACCCCATGCCCAAATCAAATAGCCAGATAATCATTATCGAGATAATCGAGATAATCATTATCCCCTATTATGTACATAATGCAAATATATATATTCTCAGAGAGCGCGTTGTAGGTTATCCCCCATTCATTTATCTAATTACCCCTTATGTATATATACCTATTATGTATATCACCTATTAGTCATATAGTCATATATTCATATAAGCATATTATCTATATTTGTATATAGTCTATATCTATATATAGTGGCTCTGATTATGTTTGTTATCTTGTCTATGTATTTAAGTACAAGATGACAAACAAGAGCTATGCGCTCACTCTGGTCGCGTCTCTGGACTACTCTCATCTACTTGTCATCTATTCATCAATTCATGCGTTACACTATTAGCGGGTACTTTTGCCCGCAATAACCTAATGGAGTAAAAAATGACATTTAACCTAATGAGAGAAAGACAGCGCGGCACAAGCATAAGTAGTCTGCGCTCTGGTATTCGTCGCAATATGGAAGGTAATTGGCGACAAGGACGCGACGGCAGACTTTTAACACTTAACTTGGTCTTAGAGCGTCGGCAGCTGCGCGACAACTTAGCAATCAGTCTAAGACATGCAATCATTCGCGGCGACGACAGCGAGGCTCTGGACGCGCTCAACAACTTGTCCAGTATTCGCGGCTCTTACACAACTTGGAGCGAATGGCTCGAAGATAAATTCGGCGCTACTTATTTTCAATGCTATGACTGCGACACTCTGGACATCTGGGATAACTCTCACAATGTGCGCGACGATTACAGGGTTTGCGATTGTTGTGTCGAAAATTATTACTATAGTGAGCGTAACCAATACTATGACGACGACGAGGACGACGAGGACGACGACAGCGGGTATTGCAATATCGGCGGCAGACATTCCAGCAAGCACAAGTTGGGTCATATAGCGTCCAGCTTTGACACTCGCAAGCCGCGGGTTTTACTGGGACTTGAGTTAGAGATGGAAATATCTCGCGACATGGACATGGACGACAAAGCGGCAGACTTGCTTAATGCTATCGGTCATATTGATGGCTCAAAATATTGCTTAATCGAAGAGGACGGCTCTATCGGTCATGGCTTTGAGATGGTTACGGGCTATACGGGTCTGGACATTCATAAGCGACAACTCTCATTCTTTAAAAATCGTTTAGTCGGCGCAAAGTCTCACAACACAACAACATGCGGCTTGCATGTACATGTGTGCAAATCTGATATGACTATGCTCCATGCCGCCAAAATGATTTTGTTTATCAATGACGAAAAGAACCATTCACTTATCAAAGCAATAGCGCGGCGCGACTCGTCCAGCTGGGCAAAAGTACACGACAAGCAGAATGACAAGTATTGGCTACACGACGCGATGAAGTACGACAACAAAGCGGCGAAGTTGCGTCATCTGAATTCAGACAGGTACGAGGCTTTGAATTTTCAAAATGAAAAGACAGTCGAATTCAGAATTTTTAAGGGCACGCTCAAATATTCGACGATTATGGCTTGCTTAGAATTTACCTATTCGACATGGTTTTTTAGTCGCGACACAAGCCAGACGCGCTTAACGACAGACGAATTTTTACAATTTATTTGTTTAGAAAATAATCGCCGCGACACTACTTTTTTACGCGCTTATCTACTTGAAAAGGGTTTCGTTTTGCCATTTATTAAAAAGCCGCGACCTGAAGTATTCGGCGGCTCTATCAACTCAACAAGCGAGGAAATTTAATCCATGTGTCTACTTATCACTCAATCACAACATTCGCCAAAATTGTCGAATGAATGGCTTACCGATTTTTACGAAAGCAATTCAGACGGCGTTGGCGTTATGACAATCGAAAATAGCCAGCTGGTTATCAATAAAATTTTGCCAAAATCGGCCCATGAATTTATTGATTTTTATCGCTCTAACATTGAAGGCCGCGACTGCGCTTATCACTTGCGCATGCGCACACACGGCGCGACAGACCTAGAAAATTGTCACCCCTATGAAGTACTCAACAAAGCCGCGCATGGCATAGATTTATGGCTTATGCACAATGGTATTTTGGCGACTGGTAATCAAAAGGACATTTCAAAGTCTGATACATGGCACTACATTCGCGACTACTTGCGTCCTATGCTTGCCAACAATTCAGACTATGCTTTTACGCAAGGGTTTGCCGACATTATTGGTGAGCATATTGGCGCAAGCAATAAATTCGTCTTAATGGACGGCTCTGGTCGCGTCGCCGTCGTTAATCGCTCTAGTGGGGTTTATTGGGGTGGCTTATGGCTTAGTAATACTTACGCGTGGAGCGCGTCTAAAAGCGTCTCTAAGACACCAATTAAGGGTCTTAAAAAGCAAGCCAAACAAGTCAAAGAAAAGCCAGCGGCTCGCGTCCAGTACGCAAAATATCCGAAGTACTGGGGAAATAAGACGGCGATTGGTTACATGGACGGCTATGGCTATGACAATGACGACGACGAAAGCGGCGACTACTGGGACTATTTCGACGACATTGAAATTATGCTTTCAGACATGGCAGAGAATGGCTATAGCAAAGCCGCAAGCGTCTCGCTTAATACTTGCATGGACTTTGTTAATCAATTCGGTCTGGATGCTTTTAATGAAGTCTCTTACATGGTTTTGGACGGCAACATTGGCGAGGACTGGTACATCAAAGTAATGACCGACGAAATAGCGGCTCGCGAGGCTTTCCCATTTTTAGGGTCTAGCTACTCTGGAAAGGGTTACCAATATGCAGAATAAGCCAACAAAGGACGACATCATCTGCGCCATTATCTTAATTGTGTTTATCCTGCTACTTGTAAACCTAAAGGACTGTAAGCTATAGCTTCAGAAGGCTCTTAAACCCGCTTAGGCGGGTTTTTTTGTGTCTGGTTATACCCAACTATCAACCACACCAAAAAAATCGCTCTATGGCTCTCTAATCAATTCTGACAACTTATTCCTTTATATACATATATGATATTTAATAAAAATAATAATATATCTATGATATTTAATATATATTATTTAATATCTATCCATAATCAATAAATAAAATAGTTAGATATACCATTTATTTAATATCTATTATATTTAATAAATATAATATTTATTATATATTATTTATATTATATATAAATTCAGTTTAAAAATTTTAAATTTTTTTTTTAAATTTGTCAAGTGCTTAAATTTTGAGCAGCCTGTAGAGACGAAAAATAGAAATTGACGCGGGTTTTTTAATTTCAAACGGGCTGTAGAGTGCAAAAATAGAAATTGTGTACAAGATGACTTGCACATCTTTTAACATTGTGTATACTTGTAATCGTAGTACCCAATTAACCTAACCGATGGAGAATTTATGAAAGACCAACACGAAGCCCATTTGCGCGCGGTCCTGCGCAATTTGGTAACCCAATGCCGTATCGAGTTTGATGGCAAAGATTGTTCACCTGATATGGCTTTTGCATTAAATGATGCAGAAGCTACTCTGGACATTCAAAGACCGTTGTATTCATTTGAAGATCAAGATGATTTGTCTAACATACCTTTTGGGAGATAAGCATGGCTAATGATCGAGGAGATTTTGCGCCCGAAGTACGCAATAGTGCCTGGTGGAGTGGTGACTCTCGCAAGGTTGCTAATGGTCGTGCGGTAGATGCCATACTGCAAAAACAAGGCAAGATGCCAGCACCTGATTTATCAGGGGTAGAGGCTGTCCAGATGGGTCATGTAATGCAACCCCTGATTGGCAGATTGTTTCAAGACAAACACCAGATGGAGTTAAAAGATGCTGACTATAGTATTACTCACCCTCGCCATGATTGGTTTCGTAGCCATTTTGACTTTATTAGCGCTGATGGCTTATCTCTTGTAGAGGCTAAAAACTATAATGCTGCCACCCGAAACAAGTTTGATAGCGATACCAATCGTATTCCTGCTGCGGATTATGCCCAGTTGGTTCATGAAGCTGCTTGCCATGGTGTGCAAAAGATTTATCTTGCCGTTTTATTTGGTGGTCAAGAATTTCAGACTTTTGAGTTTGATATTTCGGAAAGTGAAAAAGATGACCTTATCCAAAAAATGGCAGTATTTTGGGCGCATTGCCAGACTGATACTGTGCCAGCTGCAGAAACCATTGAGCAAACTAAGCTCATCTACCCTACAGTAACTGAAGGCTCGGTTATGGCTACGCAGCAGATTGAGTTGGCTGTCTCTCAACTTAAAGATGTTAAGCATCAAATTAAGCATCTTGAGAGCCTTGAGGAAACTTTAGAAGTACAGATCAGAAACATTCTAGGAGAGCGTTCTGAGCTGGTGACCTACGCTGGTGAGGTGTTAGCAACTTGGAAGGCTGCAAAGTCCTCTAAACGCTTTTCAGCCACCCTTTTTCAACAGGCAATGCCCGATATTTATGAGAAGTTTGTAATCGAGCAGCCAGGTTCTCGGAGGTTCTTAGTCAAATGAACAACATTGATATAGCAATTTGGGTGATGGCTGCATCTGCGGTCATTGATACAGTTTTAACTTTAGCGGAGATGATCCATGTCTAACATTGTTAGCTTTAATGAAATGGACCAAATGGCGGGTGCTATTGCAGCATCAGGTTTATTTGGTATGAAGGACAAGAATAGCGTTCTTGCTCTGATGGCAGTAGCTCAAGCAGAAGGTTTGCACCCCGCTACGGCTGCCAGAGATTTTCACATTATTCAAGGTCGTCCAGCTCTTAAAGCTGACGCGATGCTTGCTCGTTTTCAAAATGCAGGTGGAAAAGTAGATTGGAAGGAATACACAGATGAAAAAGTCACAGGAATATTTAGTCACCCAAATGGTGGAGAGCTTGCTGTTAGTTGGACGATTGAACAGGCAACTCGTATTGGGCTTGTCAAGCCTGGATCAGGTTGGCAAAGGTTTCCCAGGGCTATGCTACGCTCTCGTTGCATATCTGAAGGTATTAGATCGGTATTCCCAGGAAGTGTTACAGGATTCTACAGCCCAGAAGAAGTCCAAGACTTTGAACCCGCGCCCAAAGACCTCGGCAAAGTCCAAGAAGTCTCAGTTGCCCCCGTTTCCATTGAAACCATAGAGGAGGACATTCCCGTTCTAGACAATGGCGAGGTTTCTACTCCTAAAGGTAATTTAGGAAAGATGTTAAACAAGTACCCTTTATACATCCCTGGAGCAGATGAGCCTTACGCGGTCTATCTAAATACCGAGGATTGGCAAGAGGGATTTTTTGAAATATCTAAGAAGATTTACGAATCTTCCAAGTATGACGATAAAACAAAGTTGGAAAAACACAATGCTTTGCGTGATGCAAACGAAGCATTTATGAAGTCGTGGAATGGCACTCATACTGCCAAATTGTTAGAAAAAATTGCTACTTTAAGGAGAAGATAATGGCAACTGGACACATAGACAGAATGGGCAGCGGTGTGCTTTACACCAACGACAAGCGCACCCACGAAAAAGCACCTCAATTTAAAGGTCATTTAATGATTTCTAGGGATTACAAAGCAGGCGAAAAGATCAAAATTTCCGCTTGGATGTATAACACTCCTAAAGGTCAGCTGGTGAGCCTTTCAGAAGATACTTGGAGACCAGAAGGCGAGCAACAGTACCCTAAAGAAGTTAACCGCAGGGATGATGAAGTACCGTTCTGATGATTGTTTTAAACCTACCTTACCCACCATCAGTTAATAACTACTGGATTGCTAGTGGGCATCGCAGGTTTATCAGTAAAAGGGGTGTGGAGTTCAAAAACGCGGTAATGGCGTATTGCATTGAATTTCGCACCCCCAATTTTGGCAATCAAGTGGTTTGGGTAGAAATTGTTTTACATCCTAGAAATAAGCGTTTACAAGATATTGACAATGTTTTAAAGCCAATTTTGGATTCGCTTATTGGAATTGTGTATGACGATGATGTCCAAGTGCAAAGTTTACAAATTACTCGCGGTCAAGCAATTAAAAACGGTGGTTGTCGGGTAATGATTGATGTATACCCTCCCAGTTCAGGGGAGAGTTCTCTCACAGAGAACCGTTAGGTGTGATGCGCCAGCCATCTACTGAGCAAGCTGGCACTAATTAATTTAACAGGGGATAAGGATGGTTAACAACGAAACTTGTAAATGCAAACCACTTACTACGGATATGATTGCAAGGGTTTTTATTGATCATGTCAACACTTATAAAAATGTTGATGTGGATAGAGACGATTATTTTGATTTTGCAAGAGCGATTGAAAAAGCAATTAGAGGAGAAAATAATGCCGATTAAATCTGTGTTTTGGCACATCTTACAAAGAGAAATTGCCTATCGTAAGCGTGTCAATAAAGAACACCGCACCAATATGTTTACCATTCACAAGGTAAAAAAAGACATTGTGGTGGTTAAAGTAACTCCTGTGTAATGGAAACAGGGATGAACCGCCATAAAAAATGGCAAATTGCACAAGACTTGTTTAATCAAGAGTTTATGCGCTTGTCTTTGCAGGCCATGTTACATGGAGTTGATGTTGATCCACAAAATGAATTTAGCATTTGGGATTGGGAATTTAGGGCAGGAAAATATTTATTGGGTCTTGGCGAATACCGCAGGCGCTTTCACCGTTTTGGTCATTTTGATGATTTTCGATTTAGCAAAAAGAAATTTGACACAATGAAAAAAACAGCTAAAGAATTTAATGTAACGGCAATGATGTTTGTGCAATTTGATGATCAATTTCTGTATTTTACGATTGAAGGAAAACCTAATAGTGAAATGATGCGCAGAAACCATGAAATTCGAACTGAAGAATGTGTGTGTATTCCTAAGAATTGGTTTAAAAACATTAACCATTTAGAAAAAGAATTAACTTTTTAACAAAACAAACAAATTCATTTTGAAAGAAAATTATGCCAAATAAAAAAGAAGCAGTACCAGAACAACCTAAACTTTTTATTGCCACCCCTATGTATGGGGGTATGTGCGCTGGATACTATACCCAGTCGGTATTGCAGTTAAACAATGTTTTTTCTAGTCGTGGAATTGGCGCTCAGTACAGCTTTATGTTTAATGAGAGTTTAATTACCAGGGCTAGGAACGCTTTAACCCATACTTTTTTGCAAGGCGATTGCACTCACTTGATGTTTATTGATGCTGATATTCGGTTTAACCCAGAAGATATAGTCAGGATGATAGAAGCAGATAAAGACATTATTTGTGGCATTTACCCCAAAAAAGAAATTAATTGGAATACGGTTAAACAAGCAATAGATCGACAAACGCCTGTAGATCAGCTTAAACACCACACAGGCAGCTTTGTAGTGAACTTAGTAGGTTATGCAGGGGAAGTAACTGTGCCTGTCAATGAGCCTGTTGAGATCTTTAATGGCGGTACAGGATTTATGCTGATTAAACGAAAAGTATTTACTAAGCTATCTAAAAAAGTACCTGAGTACACTAACGATGTGGGTGATCTATCAGGTCAACTTAAAAACCAAGCCAAGATTAAAGAGTTTTTTGCTACTTCGATTGAACCAGACACCAATCGCTTGTTATCTGAGGATTATCATTTTTGCCGTATTTGGCGAATGGCAGGTGGCAAGGTTTACGCAGCGCCCTGGGCGCATTTAGGTCACATGGGTAGTTATATTTTTGAGGGTGGGTTAACACCAGCGCCATGAAATATAAAATAAACAACCTCACAATCGAGATGACCGATGGTCATACTCTGCCCTACTATCAGCAGCAGCATAAGCTCTATGACCGCTTTTTACCCCACCTTGCCAAGTCTTTGAAAGGTGATGTAATTGATGTCGGTGCTAATGTCGGTGCAACGATGGCAGCGATGGCACAAGCTAATCCTAAACTCAACTTCTTTTGCGCTGAACCGCAGGCTAATGTTTATGATGCGTTGCAACAAAATGCAAAATTGGTGGAGAAAAAGCTCAAAACTAAAGTTCGCATTATGAAAAACACTATCGGTACAGTTGGCGTTCCTCTGCAAGCCGTCATAGAAGAATTTGGTTATAAGCCTGATTTAATCAAAGTGGATGTGGATGGCATGGACTACGATGTGCTGAACTCGTACAAGTTTGAACAGCAGCCTATGATTTATTTTGAGGCTGATTACCAAACTGAAACACAGCTAGAGTTGTTTAAAAAGTTGATCTATGACTTGACCATCAAGGGTTACAGCAAGTTTTTCTTGTTTGATAATTTTGGTGCTTTTATGGGTGGAGTTGAGCATGACCAGACCGATCACATTGATAACCTATTTGATTACATCTGGACACTCAAACAAAGGCGCAGCACGATGACTATTTATTATCTAGACATTTTGGCGGTAACACCCAAAGATGCGCTGCGAGCTGCTAGATCAGTTAATGAGTATGCTTCATAATGCGTTTGACGGCAGTTAAGCCGACACTCAAGGATGTCATGTGTATATTTTTTCGGCTTTCCTATACACATATACATTGAAATGTATATAAAACGACCAAATTGATGCCGTTACCGCTTGCTTTTTCTGCGTGTTTTTTTTGCCGTCTTTGCCGACTGTCTAAATGCTGATGCGGTTGGAGCGCCCTTTGATCCAGGCTTTCTCATTTTCTCGCCTGAGCCTTTGCGGATACGCTCTCTCTTTTTATGGATATTGGCATAAAGTCCAGGTTTCATCTACACCCCCATCTCTTTCTGGCAGCTTTGCCTCGTTCACCCTTCCAACTTTTGGATCTGGCACAAAATGACTTATGCCGAGGTCCTGATTTTGTTGGTGCTTTTAATTTGCTTCCTGTTGCTCGGTTGTATTTCTTTCTTCCTTTGGCTGTTAATCCACCGCCTTGGCTTACTGAGAGCTTTTCTCCACGACCTACGGAAAGATTGGTACTCTTAGGCATAAGGTCTAGTTCCTTGTTTATCAATGATTAGAGTTTGTTTTCTTGGCTTTAGATCATTATGACTTGGTACTGAGATATGTGTCCAGCGATCAAATTCTCTAATCACTTGGTCAAAATCAAGCTCTGAAGCCATCACAGCTTTAACTACCTCATCAGGTGTCATGCCAGGCACACGAATGTCAGCAGCGCACCCTATACGGTGCTGGCTAGTGTCTTTAGAACCTACGGCATCATTGACTTGTTTAGATCGAAAAGCAGAGTTAACCATAATTGGTCTGCCTTCTAATACGGTTTTAACTTCCTCTAAAAACAAGGCAAGGCGTTGTAAGTTAGATAACTCAGCATCATTAGGGGTATTGTCAAACTCCCGATGATCGGTGTGAGTTAATTCCTCTAGCGTGAAATGCTCACTTAGATTTGTTGGCATAAAAAAGTGTCCTATCACCAAACAAATAAAACCCTATTGCTGCTGCAAAATTGTCCACCGTTGCGGATGACATATTAGTGAGCTGCATATAAGACCAAGTACCTAAAACAATTACCCCTACAGCAGGTCGCATTAAGCGCACAATCGCTTCAACCCAAGGATATGAGGGGTTAGTACCACCAGCATCATTAACCGCTTTAAACTGCTCTAAATCCAACTGCTTCATTTGGACATACTGCTCAATCGTTGCTGGCTTAAATTGATCGGGTGCAATAAACCGATTGATTAGGGATTTCCCTAAGTCAACGGCTAGAGGACCAAGCGCAGCAAGGATGGTAATTGGATCTATAGACCTTCTCCAGGTGTGACATATACGATTGCAGTTGCAGAAGCTACGATTGCAGATACATAAAATATATAGCCACCTTCAGTAGTTGGTATGCGTGGTGCAGTAAAAATAACAGTTTGATTGTTGTGCAAAACAGTACCGTAATTGGGCGTTCCAGCGAGAGGAATGGCAACATTGGATGTCGCTGTTGTACCACAACGAATAAACACCTCGCCAGCCGTACCATTATGGATACGGAGTTGGTTGCACGGGGAATCGGCTGTTATAGCTACGGTGTTAGCAGTTGTAGCTACATTTATTCGTACCGTTTTGCCCATCTCTTGAAATGGGATATTGTTTGCCATTAGAAAATATCCTTGCCACCAGCGTTGCCAGGCTTAGTTGTAGCAGAATCTTTGGTGTTGCTGTTGTTGTCAAAGTTCCATACGGAAACATATCCCGAAGGCATTTTTCCTTTTAAAGAAGTGTTTAATCCGTTAATAGATCCATCACGAGGTAGCTGTGGGCGTGTAGATTTAGCTACTTGTTGGTTTACATCACTTGGTCTTTTGTAAGGGGATTTACTTGCACTATCCTTCGTTGTCGGTTTTAAGCTCATGTTTATTCCTATCTTTGATGTTGACTATAAGGTAACAAAATACTACAAAAATTGCTAGTGTTGTTACCCTTTCCCACATGGGATTCCACATTGTCCAGCCACACATAATGCTCGATGCTACTAACGCCAAAATCGTAATCAAACGGTCTGAGATGACCTTTAATGCTAGGCGAATAACTGCTATTGCTTCCATGATTGATCCCCTGAAAAGTTAAACAATTCATAGTTTAACTCTCATCATCATCTACTGCAATAAATCCACTACCCCATTCATCATCACTAATCTTCTGCTTGAGCTTTTCAATATTAACCATACGGTCAATGACCTTGCATTTATCAGTCAAAGATGCAGTCTCATCAGCCATCACTTCTCGTAATAGTTTTGCTACAGCATCCTCTAGATCAGGATTTAATCCCTTTGTTTTTTTGGTCATTTTCCACCTACAGTTCTAGCGGTTGGCAGTCCAACACCAAGGGTTAATGCTCTGGCTAGTTCAGGAGATAACTGTTGTGCGGAAGGAGAAACGCCTTCAGTTAAGGCGCGCTTAACGGGGTCTGAATATAAGGCTGCTTGAGCGCCTCTAAGACCGCCAAGACCAGCTGCTACTGTACCGCCAGACAATAAACCAGCGCCATAACCACCAGCACCGATCATGTAAGGAATGGTTTTTGCCAAAGTAGAGGCTTGTGTTGGTTCACCTTTAATCTTTTGCAAATAAGCCAATTCTTCTGTTGGCAACATTTTGCGCCCAGGCTTGGGAGCTAAAAATACATCTGGCCGCCTGCGATTGACCGCGTCATACAATTTAGCAATGGATAAACCGCCATCTGGGGTTAAACCTTTATGTTTGGCAGCATCAAAAATGTCTTGATAAACCGTATATTGTTTACGCAAGGCTTTAATATTTTCTACAATCGCAGCGGTTTTTTCTGCTCCTTCTTCTTTGGCTAACTTTCGCATTCTTTCTGACATGAAAGTTGTATATTCTTCTGTAAAACCAATAGGTTTAATAGTTCTTTCCGCAGATTTATCTACCGCTCTTTGAATTTGATACAGCACACGCGCAATATTGTCATCAGCTGATCCACTTGCGTATTCGCCAATAATAGACCGTATTTCGTTGTATTCTTTTCCTGAAATATTGCCTTCAACACCTCTTAACAACTGAATTAACTTGTTTGCTTTAGGCGCGTTTTGAAAAGTAGTAGTAATAAAATTTTCATTAGCAATATTAAGAATATCATTTTGTAATTGCTTATCAAGTTTAACAACGGTATCGGCTAGAACTTGGTCATAACGCTCTTTTATACCTAATTTAGCCAAACCAAGAACTTGTTCATTGATTTCTTTGCCTTGATAACCCATGGCTTTTAATACAGTTTCAGCAACCTTATCTTCATTAGCTGAGTTGATTTTTTTAATTTGACCAGCAGTAAAAGGCATATAACTAAAAAGACGGTCAGCACCTTTTAAAACAGGGTTTCCTGTAATTTCTCCAGGAGTTAGTTTTAAACCAAACTTATCAGCAATATCTACCAATATTTTGCGTGATTGTGGGAGATCACCCAGTTTAGCCAGTTGTGCACCTAAAGCAGTTGCGCCAGCTTCACCAGCTGCGCCAGTTGCCATGCCTAAGGCTGTTCTTGCGCCAGCCCTCTTGTACATTCCCTCAGGTTCAGTTGTGGCTTTAACACCTGCTTGCACACCACCAATGGCCGCTTGTTCAGCCAAGCGTCTTTTAAGTGCGGCTTCCCCGCCTTTTAATAATCCAACGCCTTTACCAGCACCACCTAAAGCAAAGAACTCAGCAATATCACCAGTTATTTCACCAGCGCCTGTAGCAATGGGGTATTGTTTTTTGTATTGACCAAGTTCTGCAGCTTGTTTTCTAGCGGTGTCTGTGCCAACTTTGCCGCCTGTGGCTAATTGCGCTGCGCCTACTGCAGTTGATACAGGACGGCTTACCGCGCCCACACCAAATGATTCTAAAGGGGTAACTTCTTTTACTTGCGCTACTTTTCGTCCTGGACGACCACCTACAGCAGCCCCGCCACCCGTTTCGGCAAAAGAAGTTTTCTCAGCTTTAATATCAGCAAACGGATCATCACCCGCTTTAATATCAGCAAATGGATCAGCCATTACAGCTCCTCCCCTGTTAAATCTTTAAATCTTTTTTTAACTTTATCTTCGGTAGTTGGTTCTGCGGCAATTTTAGCTTTGGCTTTAGAACGATAATCATCCACCGTTTCTTTAGGCAATTTTTCAGCAGCTGGAACAGCAGTAGTTTCGCCTCTAGCTTCTGCTCTAAAACTAGGTTGTAAGGGTTGCGGTATGGTTGTAAATCTTTCTTTTATAGATTCACCCGCTTTAGATCGGTCAGCATACAATTCGGTTTCTTCAGCAATGATGTCATATAAAGACCGTATTTTGCTTTGGATAGTTTCTGCTGTATCTTTTTCGGTTGGTATAAAAGGTTGCGCTCTAGACCACTCTTGTACGGTAACGGTTGCACCAGAACGATCTTTTAACTTTTTTGTCATCAAATCAGCCATTAGCGCTTTAGTTTGTTTGGCTTTGTCTGATTGGTAATATTGAGATATATCTCCTGGAACTCGACCAACAGCTGGTCCAAAAACTAATGGTTCGTTTTTATCAATGTAATCCACCATTTTTGATAAATCAGCTAAATTTTGAGCCAAAGTTAAATTGCTTTGCAGCTCTGCTTCCATCTTAGGAGATAGTTTTCCACCAGCAGCAGATTTAGCTTCTACTTCAAACTGCGCTTTTAAAATGCCATTATTTAATTCATACAATTTATCAAACTGACCAGAACGAATCATTGAGGCTGCTAAACCAGGGTTTTTATAAGCCATTTCTTCAGCTTTTAAATAAGCAGCTTCTTTATCAAGAGGTGCTAATTTAAAGTAATTGTCTAAATCTTTTTGTAAATCAGTACGAATTTGTTTAATGCGAGAAAATTCTTTATCAAAAATAGTTTTTTCTTTTTCATACAAATCTTTGCGACCTTGTTGCCATCCTTTGAGCATACCGCCCATAGCATTTAAAGCATTCATAGAAGATAGTTTTCCAGCACCGCCTAAAGCAACGCCCATGGTAGCAACTAAGCTAAACAAACCGCCTAAAGAAGCAGCATTTTCTTGGGTGGGGTGAAATTCAGGATAGGGAAATTCTGCTTCTTTTCTTTTGTTATCTTCTATTTTGCTTTCGTATTTTCCAGCAACAAATTCAGCAGCTTTAGTTTTTTCAGTAGCCAACGCTTGTTTAGGCAGCATTTCAGCTTCTACTCTTGCTTTTTCCATTTGTGGAATAAGCTCTTTTTGCTGGGCAATCGTTTCCCGAGAGCTGCTTGTGGTAGGCAGAGCGTTTATTTCAGTACCAAGTGCATTAGCCATTATTGGACTACCCTAACAGTTTGTGGTTGCTGACCAGTTCCACCAGCTGCCAAACTAGCTAATTGAGTATAGAAGTTATTGGTGCTTTGTTGCAACTGTTGGTCAAGCTGTAAACCTGAACGAATTGCACCCAAGGAAATTTGATCACCAATATTCATGACATTTAAACCATAAGTGTATTGGTTATTCAATAAAGTCTGGTATAGGTTAGCAATTTGATTGGCAGCTTGCTGTTGTCCAACACCACCGCGAGTAGCGGTAGATTGCGCTATTTGAGCTTTAGCAGCTTCTAAGGCTTGCTGGCTTTGTGGTGTTAATTCTCCGCGTTGCGCTTGAGCTACAAGCTGTTTTCCTTGTTCTGTATAAGGTTGTGCAATAGCTTGTTGTTGAGCAGTAGCAGCTTGAGTTTGTCCAGCAGCTTTTTTAGCTTGTCCAGCGCCAAATACACCTAAAGCTCCTGTTAAACCTAAGCGAGCAAGATTGGTAGGTGTAACCAATTCTTTTAATTGTTGTGAAAAATCTTTTTCTCCTGTTGTGGTAGGAGCAGCGCCAACTTGAGGTGTAGTACCTCGAATAGCGCCAAATGGAGCTTGTGCTAATTGAGGAGAAAGGCTTGGTGGGGCTGCTTGAATACCGTATTGCGTTGCAGCAGATATTCCAGGAGTTTGAAAAGATTGCATTTCCGCTCCAGGATAATATTTGTAACCATCATCTAGAGGAATAGCTGTACTTACTGGAGCTTGACCATACTTTAATCCATATCCGCTTGTATCAACAGGAGCAGAAGGAACATCAGCAGCAGTTTGTAAATAGCCTGTATCAACTGGTGCGCTTTCAGATAAACCACCAAAATAATCTTCACCATCATAAAATTCAGGCAAACCCGTATCTGGGTTAATTGTTCCCGCACCGCCTCTGCGCTTTAAAAGAGCAGCCTCTTTAGGAGAGATGTGAGCAAGTACGGTATCTTTTACCCGACCTTTAGCTCTAATCATCTCTGCTAGTGCTGGCAAATCTAGCTTTAGCGATTCCATCAAAACTTTACTCATGAGCTGCTCCCTGTTTCATCTTTTACCCGTAATGATGCAAGATTCCAGACGGGTTGCCTACTACTTTCGCCACCACCAGGAGATTCAATCGGTGCGCCTGGTTCGCCTGATCCTATCCGTAGTGCTTGTCCTAATGCTGAGCTTCCAATAGCGCCTTGCCCTGTAGTTGGAGAAGTGCCCACTAATTGTGTGCTCTGTTCACCAGAACCCGTTGTTCCAGCAGATCGTTGTGGTGCAAAGTATTCAGCTACATTTTGTGACACAAAAGGACCTGATAAAGCAGAAGCCAATCTAATGTCCTCTGGCGATCCACCGCTTGCTTGAACCCCTTGACCAATAGCTGAGGTAATTGCGCCAGTAGCACCGCCAATCGCAGCACTTTGCCCTGATCGCTCTAAATTTTGACCAGATAATTGCGCTCTAGTAAATC